TCCAGGCTATTGCATCTAATAACAGTAAATCAGGTGCATTAACAACTAACTATGCTTTTCAATGGCATGTTGATACATCTGATGGAAATTTAAAAATAAGAAATGCTGCTAATAATGGATATGTCACAATTGGTCCTGTTGCTTCTACAGGTTTTGGATTAGCGCCTCTAGCAGGTGCAACATTTACTGGAGATGTTATACATAATTACACAACAGCTTTACAAATACCCGTTGGAACTACCGCACAAAGACCTGGTTCTCCCTCAACAGGAGACTTTAGATTTAATAGTACAACTACTTCTGCTGAAATATATAACGGATCTGAGTTTACTGCTGTGGGGGGCGGTGCTGGAGCTACGGGAGGAGGTAATGATGAAGTATTCTTTGAATCAGATCAGGCAGTAACAACAGATTATACTTTAACTGCTAGTAAACATGCTCATACAGTATCTCCTACAATAAATTCAGGTGTTACTGTAACCGTGCCAAGCGGAGCAATTTTAGTTATTCTTTAATTATGGCTTTAAACATTAACGGCACTACTGGTATTTCTGGAGTTGAGGGGTCTGTTTCGTCTCCTGTTTTAACTGGAACTGATTCAAATTGCGGTATTAGTTTCCCTGCTGCTGACACTATCAAGTTTTCAACTGGTGGTGTTGAAAGAATGTCTATTACAAATAGTGGTGTAACTGGAACAGGAATTAGTGAGGGTAAAGTACTTCAAGTCGTAAGTAATTCTAGTAGTTCTACTATAACTACAAGTGGAGCAGCAAAATCAGATTTAAATACTATATCAATTACTCCTGCAAATGCAAGCAATAAAATTTTATTATTAGCTACTACAACTACTTATACTAATCCAAATAATAATGCTTATGCTGGAACTTGGTTGTATAGGGGAACAACAAGTGGAACTTTACTTTTTCAAATGGTTTCGGGTTACAGTCAAGCAAGTGGTATTTATTTTCCACATACTTTGATTCATCTTGATTCACCAAATACAACTTCGGCAACAACATATACTTTTGCCCTATCTAGGCAATCAATAAATACAACAAGTGTTTCTACTGACGGAAATCCTCATTCTCTTATAGCAATGGAGATAGCCGCATGATTTATAACAAACACCAAGCATTATTAAGTTTAAAACCAGATACAGATTGGAGTTGGAATGGTTTTGAATATTCTGCTTTAAATTGGATTGATAGCTCAACAAAGCCAACTGAATCTGCGATAGACGCAGAGGTAACAAGGTTAAATAATGCAGAGGGTATGAGATTATTAAGAGAGGAAAGAAATACAAGATTAGCAGCTACAGATTGGAGAGCTAGTTCTGACTTAACCTTATCAACGGCATGGAAAACCTATCGTCAAAGTTTGCGTGATTTACCTGCTAGTGCATCGCCAAAGTTAGACGCAAATGGTAATTTAGATATGAGTTCTGTTACCTTTCCTACTGAACCTAGTTAACTATGACAGCAAAGATTAAACTAAATGCAGCATCAGGTGGTGGGTCAGTAAGCCTTAAAGCACCTTCAACAACTACAAGTAACGCTGCTGTTGAATTACAACTTCCTGTAGCTGACGGTACAAATGGACAGGTATTAAAAACAGATGGCTCTGGTAATTTAAGTTTTGCTGCTGACACTGGTGGTAAAATTCTTCAAGTTGTAACTGCTGAATTAAGTTCGCAAGCTAGTTTTACTAGTAATACTCATGCCGATATAGGATTAAGTGCAAGTATTACCCCAACAAGTGCAAGCAATAAAATATTAGTTGAGTACAATCTTAATATAGATTTTCAGAGGGCAGGTAGTGGAAATTATGAAGCTAATGCAAGTATTCAAGTACTAAGAAATTCAACAGTTATATTACCTCCTTTTTCTTATGGAAATAGTCCACAATCAACTGGAAGTGGTAGTGGTCATGGTGATTACTTTATGAGTTCTGGAGAAGGCGGTGTTGAAGTAGGTACGTTTTTTAGATTTAGAAATGGATATAAACTTATAGATTCACCGAATACAACAAGTTCAACTACTTATAAATTGCAAGGAGCTATTGGAAACAGCAGCACTTTATATATCAATAGAACAGACTCAGCAAGCCAAACACCGAAGTCAAACATCATTCTCATGGAGGTAGCAGCATGAGTTTAGATCACGAAGCAATAAGAAAAGCATATCCTGATGCTGTAACTATTTTTGATGCAACAGGAGCTTTTGATAAAGATGGCAACTCTATAACTTTAGAGCAAACTAAAGTTGATACTGCAAGAACAGAATTAGACACAGAGGCAGCAAAAGTAAAGTATAAAACTGATAGAACAACTAATGGAAAAGTTATCTATGATTCCTGGAGAAATCAATTAGCAATGTTGTATGACGATATTATTGCGGGTAAACTAGATGCAACAGGCAGTTTTGCTGCACATAACAAAGCGGTAAAAGACGCTAACCCAAAAGCTAGTTAATTATGTCAGAAATAAAAGTCAATTCGATAAAAGGAGTATCAGCATCAACGGCTGCACTTACGATTAACAATACTGATGGAACGTGTACTGCCAATCTTACAAACAGAACTAATAAAAATTTGATAATTAATGGAGCAGTAAACGTGGCTCAACGTAGTTCGTCATCTACGACTACTAATGGTTATGCAACTGTAGATAGATTTTCAAAATATAATAGTAGTACAGATGAGTCACCATCACAAGAACAAGTAGACGTTGCGTCAGGCACTACACCTTATACTTTAGGATTCAGAAAAGCATACAAGATTACTAATGGAAACCAAACAAGTGGAGGCTCAACTACTACTCGTGTTGGAATAGAATATAAAATTGAAGCACAAGATTTAGCAACAAGTGGTTGGAATTATCTTTCTAGTACAAGTTATATAACTTTTTCTTATTGGGTAAAGTCTAGTGTTGCACAGAATTTTTATAATACTTTTACAACTGATGATGGAACATCA